GCCTCCACCACACGCAATACTGCACGAACTCTCCCGCAGAGCAGCGGTTACCTGCTCCAGCGGGGGAGTTTTTGTTTTATCGGTCAGATTGACCAGCACCGTGATCTGCTCCTTGTACACGATGACCTGATTCACAAGCAGCTGCAAGATCTTCTCCGTGCCCTCTGCCTGTACTTCCAGCAGACGGTGTGCGAAGTACTGGAAATGCTCCAGCTTCAGCTCCGGTGCGTCGGTTTGCAGCAGTCGCACTTCCGTTTCCAGAGCCGCTTTCTGCTGTTCCAGCTGCTGCATGGTCGCCTGCAGGGCTGCCGACGTGATGCCGTTCAGCACGGCGTTTACGGCGTTCTCCAGTTTCTTTTCCGTTTCCTGCAATCGTCGCTGTGCAGCCGTCAGATCGGCGTTTTCGTGGGTGCTCTGCTGGTACAGTGCATAGGTGGCATTTGCGATCTGCTCGCACGCCTCCGGAGTAGTGTACTGTGCGATCGCATCCAGCACAGCATGTTCCAGTTCCGCAGCAGGCAGCCAGCCGCAGCATTTGTTCGGGCAGCAGTAGTAATAATACCGCTTGTCCGTTTTGCTGGTTCCGGCCCTGCCGGTGAGCCGTCTGCCGCAAGTGCCGCAGATCGCTTTTCCGGTCAGCACATATTCATGGGGGCTCTGGGTGTGGCGGTGCTTGTGTCTGGATTCCGTCAGACGTTCCTGCACGCTCCGGAACAGCTCCGGCTCGATGATCGGGGGACAGTGGGCATCTTCTCCGGCACACTGGAACGTCCCTGTGTATCGTTGGTTGGCAAGGATTCGGGAAATGGTATCAATGCGGAACTGCTTGCCGCGGCTGGTAGTATAGCCGGCGTGGTTCAGATCGTCGCAGATCTCAGTGAATGTCATGCCGCTGTCATAGCCGGTGAAGATCCGGCGTACCAGTGATGCACCTGCCGGGTCGATCTCCATCTGCTTGTCTGCTCCGATGCGGTAGCCCAGAGCCACGTTGCCGCCGGTAGTCTTGCCCTTGATGGCATTCTCACGCATGCCACGCTTGATCTTCTGGGAAAGCTCCGCACTGTAGTACTCGTTCATTGCCTCCAGCAGTCCTTCCAGAATGATGCCCTCCGGGCTGTCTGTGATGTGCTCTTTGGCAGAAAGGACCTTTACGCCGTTGGCTTTCAGCTTGCTTTTGTACATAGCACTGTCATAGCGGTTTCTGGCGAAGCGGTCAAGCTTATATACGATAACCGCCTGAAAAGTCTTGTATCTGCTGTCGGCGATCATTCGCTGAAACTCCGGGCGGTTGGCAGTCGTGCCGCTGATCGCACGGTCGATGTACTCTCCGATGATGTTAATGCCCTCAGACGCTGCAAACGCCTTGCATTCCCGAAGCTGTCCCTCAATGGACTGCTCGGTCTGCCGGTCGCAGCTGTAACGGGCGTAGATCACTGCATTCATGTGTAAATTTCCTCCTAAGACTTGATTTTTCAGAGGAAATATGCTATAATAGACCTTGCTTTGGGAAGTCTATTATAGCAATAGTTTTTCCTCTTGCCGCTTCACGGTTGCCGCCGTGGGGCGGTTTTTTTATCCGTTTTCTTCAATATCCTTGCGGATCAATGCCTTGATGTATCCGGCTTTGTTGGGTACGCTGTCCAACTTGTCCATGATGTCTTTTTCTGTTGTCTTTACGACTTTGATCGTGTACGTCTTTGTGTTTGCCAGATCGTATTTCTTTTGCGGTGTCATGCTGCACCTCCGAAAAAAGTATCTTGCCAAAAGCGGGGAAGTGTGGTATAATGAGATAACACAAAAAAGCGGTGGCAAGAACCGCTCTTTCGTGTTTCGATTGTGTAAGCCTATCGTTTATTCGGTGGGCTTATCTTTTTTTGCCATGTTCCGTACTTCCTGGACTGCCTTTTTGACTTCGTCCATGTCCTTGCATGCTGCGAACTTGTCAGCCACAAGATTCAGAATCACTTCCATTTGTTTGTCTGTCATTTCTTCCATTTGAGCCTCCTTCCTATACCCGCTTGCCCCGGTATTGTACTCATCTCCCTGAGCACAATACTATTATAGCATACGTATTACGTATTGTCAAGAGGTATGAGAAAAATAAGTTTGTAAATTGTTTGTGTACAACGCCCTGCCGGTTTCGGTAGGGCGTTTTTGTGTGGTTACGATTGCATTATGGATCGCAGTTGCCGCAAGGAGAATATCCCTGTGCAATCAGATCATCTCGTGTTCCGGTATATTCGCTGCGGTTTGCGTCGGAAATTCTTTTCGCACTGGAACAGCTGGGATAGTGAAATATTCCACTGCCGGTATTGATGACATAAGTGAACACATTTGCCGCCGGCTGCTCTGCCGGAGTTTCTTCCTGTGCCGGAGCAGGCGGTTCTGTCGCAGCCGTTGTGGTTTCTGCTGTTGTGGTTTCTGCTGCTGTTGTGGTAGCTTCTGTCGTAGTCGTCGTTGTTGTTGTGGTAGTTGCTTTCGTCGTTGTGGTGGTCGTTTCTGCGGCAGTCGTGGTAGTGACCGCAGTTGTGGTAGTCGTGGCAGTGCTGTCCGACTCTTGGCTGCTGCTAGTGTGGCTGCCGGCAGTGGTGAACGCCAGCAGTCCGCAGACCAGGAAAATGCCTGCCGTGATCGCTGTGGCACGTTTGCGGTATTTCGGATCCAGTTCGCTGTCCAGTTTTTCAAAGAGCCGGTTCACCGGAATGAAAATGAATGCGGCGACGGCAAAGCAGAGAAAGCCGCTGAAAGTGTGGGCGAAGATCGCAATCACGGCAAGTACTGCTGAAACAGCGAAAGCGATCCAGCGAAACGTCTTATTCTCCATCATTGCTTCTACCTCCGCAGTAAGGGCATACGCCGTTGTTTGGCATCTGTGCACCGCAGTAAGCACACACCCGTCCGGACGGTGCATCTGCGGCAGACAGAGCAGGATGTTTCTTGTACACCCAGAACCAGAGTGCCGCCGACAGGATCAGGGCAACACCAAACCAACCGGTAAAGGTCAGAAAGACAACGCCGGCGACTACGGCAGTCCAAAGAATTTTGGTGCGTTTCTGGTATCTGGGGTGTGCCCAGATCAGGATCAGTCCCAATGGGGGAAAGAAAATCGTGAGCAGAGCAATGACACCGTCTTGACGATACCACGGCTCTTTTCCTGAGGAATGATAATTTGGCATGATCGATCAGGTCCTTTCTTTATGGAATTTGGTTATGCCGTCTTAATCATACCACATTTTCATAGACTTCTCAATGATTCGACAAATACTGTAATCGAATTGTTACCGGTTTGTCGAATCCTGTCGAATGGGAGTATAGAAAACCGCTCTGTGGCTTGTCCGTCACAGGGCGTTTTTCTATATTTCCGGAAACATAGAATTGGTTAGTCGTCAATCACATCGGCTGTCCCCAGCACACGGCCGATGCAGCGGTTTTCTGTCCCTTGCAGGGGGATGGGGTCATAGCTGCTGTTGTGGGAGATCAGGCAGCCGTTGCCCAGTTCCTTGATGTAGCCGTAGCCGTCCACCCAGAACACGCCGATCTCACCGACTTCCACGCAGGGAGTCTGCTGTACGCAGACGGTTTCACCGTCGTGGAACGTGGTTTCCATGCTGTCGCCCTCGATCTCCAGCAGGAAGTCTGCCTTGCGGCTGTCGTCCGTATCCTTAACGGTGACGGTTTCCCATGCGTCAGAATCGTTCAGATCATAGCCGGTTCCGGCGGACACCTTGTGCAGACTGCGTTTCATGACAAGCAGCTTCTGCGGAGCAGTGCCGTTCTTTCGCTGCAATGCCTTTGCAGTGGCGTCATTGATGAACCGCACCACTGCCTGCCGCGCCTCGTGAGGCAGCTCCATGTACTTTCGGAGCAGTTCCTCTTCCAGAGCGGAAAAAGACTTCTCCGTGAACAGTCGCTCCAACGCATCTGTCGGCGGCTGGGCGGTCGGTCTGCCTAAAAGGTAGTCGGTGGTGACGCCGTAGAAGTCGGCGAGTTTTACAAGTGTGTCGTAGTCTGGCTTTCGATCGTTGCGTTCGTAATTGCGATATGAACCGCCTTTTATTCCGATTTTAGAACACAGTTCTTCTGAGGTAAGACCTTTTTTCGTTCTTAGTCGTTTTAATGTATCGCCAATCATTTTTTCACCTCCTCTCTACAATAATAGAATATCACAAAACCGAACATTTGTCAATATCTGTGTTTGACTTTCGGGAAAAAGTATCTTTTTTGCACGAAAGCGAACCAACTCTTTTGTGCAATGTTACAAAAACGAACAAAACGCATTGACAAATGTTCGGATATGTGATATTATAGAATCACAGCAAGGGACAAACCCGAACAAAGCTGAATACATAGAAAGGAGTTGACAGCGTGGCGAAACAGCGGAAGCCGAAAAAACGGCAGAAGAAAAGCGGCAATCAAGACAACGCACTGAAAACGATCGTCCTGATCACCGCAATTCTTCAACTCACAAAAGCAATCATTGAACTGATTGCCACATTGATCGGCTAACACCGATACTAGTCCAAACCAGATGTAAACGGCATCTGGCGAGGATTAGTATACCATAAATTCCGCACGCTGTCAACTCCATGAGAGGAGAGAAAACACATGGACACATTGAAAATCGTTCTGGGTGTCGCCGACGTGCTTGTCAGTGCCGCCACACTGGGATTGCTGCTGTGGCTGTTCCGGAGAAAGTGAGAGTGTTGTTTCAACGCAGAGGAGGTGTAAAGCAATGAAAACCGATGAAAAAAGCACTCTGTATCTGTGTGACCCACAGAAAAATACAGAGTGCCAAAAAGGAAATTGTCAGATGCCGAACGGCTGCTTTCTTACCACAAGGAAAGAATTTGCCGTAACCGATGAGAATGAAAATCCTATAATTGCGAATGATCGAGCTGACAGAGGAGATGTAAACATGAAATGGATCGAATTGAATGATGGAACTCTTGTAAATACCGAGAAACTGGCAGGTATTAGTGCCAACATTAAAACTTACAAGGTGTACTATTCATTCGGCACAGGCGACGATATGGCTTTAGAAACATTCGGAACTGCCGCAGCGATGGAACGCCGGATGCAGCAACTTAGGCAGATGCTGCTGCCGCATGATGCGGCAAAGGAAATACTCGAACACACGACACCATAACGCACACAGGCTTATATCTTCCATCCGTCCCGAGCATGACGCAAAACCGCTTACCAACATCTTCAATCTTCAATCGCCATTGTGGCGAATACCTCCTTTCTTATCCATGCGGCAGTACTGGCAATGCTGCCGCAGATGGGGCGACGAGTATCAGCCGGGTGCAACTCCCGGACGCTCCGCAATTCCGCAAAGCGAGGTGAATCATATGAGCAATACCGTGACGAAACAGGTGGACAGGACGGACAGAGAGCAGTATCTGGAAGCCTGCCGGAGCTATGCGGCGGCAACGTCGCCCATGGACGGTCTGGCACTGGCACAGCTGGCGATCGCTGCGATCTTCGCCGGAATGCAGATCGGCGAGCAGAATGCTGCACGCACACAGAAAGGAGCATAACATGGCAAAAACCAACCTGAAAGAGATGCCGGTGGAAGTTCGTTCTTCCGGCAAAGAACCACAGAACGACTTCTTCGCAGCATTTCTGGAGTACGTGAAGCAGCACGCCGATGAAGCGATCGCTGCGGTAGAAGCACAGAAAAATGCCGCAGAACGAGACAACCTGTAAAACCTGTTACTGGTACAGCGTCTGCCCGGAGCGGAGCAGACTGTACCCGTGCAGGGAATTCAAAGACACCAGCCGCAAAAGCGGCAGAAAGGACAAGCCAGATGGAAGAAAAGAAGAAACACATTGAGATCCGCATCAAGATGGACGAGAACGAGCAGATCACGCCGAACTCAAAGATGAGCAACGTCAGCGCCGCCGAAGTTACGAATTGCCACCTTGCAGGTGCGGTATACATTGCCAATATTATTGCAGATAGCAGCAACGGTGTATACGATGCAAAACAGGCATTAGGTGAGATGTTCAGAAGGTTTGCCGTTGTTCTTGCACACTTCGACGAAGTCATGGAAAAAGAGGAGGACTGACCCATGCTACAATCCGAGTTTGACCGGCTGACCAGCCGCCCGTACACAGAGGCAGAGTTCAGCGAGATCCACTACGTCTACTGCTATCACCCGGCAGTCCAGAGCAAGAAGGACATCGCCGACCTGTGGACCATCGGCGGCATCTGCCTCATCAAGGACATGTGGCCCACCGCCAGACGTGTGGAAGAAGCAGAGCTCAAGCGGAACGCCGCCAGAACGGCATACGAGCACGCCAGAGATGCGTATGACGAGCTGCTGCAGGAGCTGACGAAGTAACACGAGGAGGACTGACACATGACCATCAAACACAAGCACATCAACACCAACGGCGACACAGAGTACACCGTGGAGCATCGCCCGTCGCTGCAGTGCTGCGAGGCGTATAAGAACGAGCACGGCGATCTGGAGCTGACAATGCACTGGCAGGACGTGCTGTTTCTGCCGATCGGAGGCAACCATGGCAAGACCAACCACTGAGAAGATCTGCATCACGTGCGGCAAGCCGTTTCTGCCCAACGGCGGACGGCAAAAGCGGTGTCCGGACTGCAAAGGCAACAAGCCCAGAGCAGGACGGGATACGCTGACCGCAGCTGCACAGGCAGCCGCAGAACTGGGGATTTCCTACGGGAAGTATGTCGCAATGAGCGAAGAAGAACGTAACAGAGCCAGGGAGGAAAAGACAATGGCAGAACAGGAAAAGCAGACCGCAGAAGTGACCGCAGAGCCGGAGCAGCCGGACACACTACAGGAGTACATCCGCTATCTGAATCAGCAGGAAACGGAGCTGACCGCCCGTCTGGAGCATATCCGCATCGCACTGGAAGAAGCTGCGGCGTATGACGGTGTGCGGCACAGCGGCTGGCGGCAGCACAAAGAAAACCCCCGCACCGGCGGCAACCGGTAACGGGGGCATGGAAAAAAATTAACCACAACTATCATATCACACTTAGGAGGAAATGTCAAATGGAAACGAAACTGAAAGACAGCGAGATCGTTGCTGAACTGATCGAGAGCGTCCGGCACGACATGGAGATGCCGAAAGAAATCTGGAATCGGGGAATGGGACTGCTGCAAAAGTTCCAGCAGCTCGAACGGGACGAGGAAGCTGCACAGGACAAAGCAGCATTCGAGGAGGCGTGCCGCCGTGGATAACCAGAACGAGAAAGACCGCTGCGTCAACTGCGGCATCAGGAGCGTGCCCTTGTACTTAGGACTGGACGGCAGATTGCACTGTGCCGATCACATCGGCCTGCTGCTGCCGCCGGACAAGCCGGAACAGCCGGCAGAGGAGGAACATCATGGATAAACTGAGAATGCAGAAGAAAGAGCCTGCCGGCAGGAAGAACGGTGAACGGCGTCTGTTCAGCAGCGTGAACCTGCGGATGGAGCACATTGCACTGGTGGAGGAGATCGCACTGGAAACCGGACGCACCAAGACACAGGTGCTGGGGGATATGGTCCAGTTCGCCTACGACCACATCGAGTTGTACGAGGAGGGAGAAGCATGAGCGTGAAGATCAACAGTCTGGAAATCGAAAACGTCAAGCGGATCAAGGCGGTAAAGCTGGAACCGTCCGCCAATGGTCTGACCATCATCGGCGGCAACAACAATCAGGGGAAAACCTCTGTGCTGGATGCCATTGCGTGGGCACTGGGCGGCGACAAGTACAAGCCTACCGCTGCGGCAAGGGACGGAGCATACACCGATCCCATTCTCCATGTGGAGCTGTCCAACGGTCTGATCGTAGAGCGGAAGGGCAAGAACAGCAGTCTGAAAGTCATCGATCCCAACGGCAACAAGGCAGGGCAGCAGCTGCTGAATTCGTTTCTGTCTGCACTGGCACTGGATCTGCCCAAGTTCATGAACGCATCGGACAAGGAAAAAGCGGCGATCCTGCTGCAGATCATCGGCGTGGGTGAGCAGCTGACACAGATCGAATCCGAGGAAAGCCGGTTGTACAACCAGCGTACCGCCATCGGCAGAATCGCCGACCAGAAGCAGAAGTACGCCTCAGAGCTGCAGTGCTGGGAGAACGTGCCGAACACGCCGGTTTCCGCATCGGAGCTGATCGCACGGCAGCAGGAGATTCTAGCACGCAACGGCGAGAACCAGCGGAAACGGGAAAACGCTGCCCGGTATGCACAGGAACTCACCGCCGCACAGGCTGCCTATGACGCTGCCAAACAGCGTCTGGAACTGGCAGAGCAGAACGCTGTGACTGCCCAGATGTCCGCACGGGATCTGCAGGACGAATCCACCGCCGAACTGGAAAAGAGCATTGCGGAGATCGACGCCATCAACATGAAGATCCGGGACAATCTGAACAAGGAACACGCCGAGGAAGAGGCAAAGACCTACCGGCAGGACTACGAGGCACTGACGGAGCAGATCCACACACTGCGGCAGGAGAAACAGGACTTGCTGCACGCCGCCGACCTGCCGCTGGAAGGGCTGACGGTGGAAAACGGAACACTACAGTACCACGGCAAGCAGTGGGACAGCATGAGCGGCTCAGAGCAGCTGCGAGTGGCGGCTGCCATTGTGCGAAAGCTGAATCCGGACTGCGGCTTTGTGCTGCTGGACAAGCTGGAACAGATGGACAGCGTCACCCTGCAGGAGTTCGGGCAGTGGCTGGAACAGGAGGGCTTGCAGGCGATCGCCACCCGTGTGTCTACCGGGGACGAGTGCAGTGTCATCATTGAGGACGGCTATTCTGTGGACACCCGTCCGGCACAGCCGGTGCAGACCGAGCCGCTGACACCGCCGATCATTCAAAAAGCATGGACGAAAGGAGCGTTCTAAATGGATAAACCGACTCGTTGCATAGATCCCGTCATGAAGTATTGTCAAGGGTGTCAGTATGGCTGGATTAAATATCCGGAATGGGTTGAAACGTACGACGACTTGTGCGACTGTAGCTTTGAAAGCGGATGTATGTACGGCTTAGAAAATGATGAACCTACCGAAGAAGAACTCAGAGAATTTGAAGAACGGTGCACGAAAGTGAGGAAAAAGCAACATGAATTTTGAAGAAACAAACGGCATTCAGACCGGTGCCGGCGTGAAACTGGTCATCTACGGACAGGAGGGCGTGGGAAAGACCTCTCTGGCGGCACAGCTGCCGGGAGCGGTATTTCTGGACTGCGAGGGCAGTACCTCAAAGATGAACGTCCGGCGGCTGCCAAAGCCCACCAGCTGGGAGATGCTCCAGCAGGAAGTGGACTTCGTGCTGGAATCCCACGCACAGCGGCAGTATCAGACCTTGTGCATCGACACCTTCGACTGGGCGGAACGCCTTGCCATTACCCAGCTGTGCAGCAAGCATCAGGTCAACGGCATCGAGGGGTTTGACTACGGCAAGGGCTGGGAATACGAAGCGGAGGAGATCGGGCGGTTTCTGGATAAAACGGAACGGCTCATTCAGGCAGGAATCAACGTGGCACTGCTCTGTCATGCCATCACCCGAAAAACGTCCCTGCCGGAGATCAATTCGGATTTTGACCACTGGGAACTGAAACTGGGGAACAAGACCACCAACAAGATCGCACCGCTGCTGAAAGAGTGGTCAGACATCACCCTGTTTCTGGCGTTCCAGACCCACGTCATCGCCACCGACGACAAGGGCAAAAAACACAAGGCGACTGCCTGCAACCGTGTAATGTACACCACGAAAACGGCGTGGTGGGATGCGAAAAACCGGTTCGGGCTGCCGGAGATGCTGCCTCTGGAATATGCGTCCATTGCGTCCGTCTTCGCTGCTCCTGCACCAGCTGCCGCACCTGTTCCGAAAGCACGGCAGGTCATAGAAAAGGCACAGGCTGCCGGACTGCCCACGGAAAAGGATCTGGCGGAATCGGAGCTGCTCATTACCGCAGACGGACAGCTGCCGGAGCCGCAGCAGACCGCCGAAGATGTCCAGACACAGCACATTCTGGACGGCATCGCACCACAGCTGGCACAGCTTATGGCAGCCGCACAGGTACAGCCGTCGGAACTGCAGGCAGTAGTCGGCAGCAAGGGCTATTTTCCGGCAGATATGCCCGTACAGAACTATCCGCAGGACTTCGTGGAAGGCTGGTGCATCCCGTGGTGGCAGAACATCATGGGCATGATCCAGCAGAACCGGAAAACGGCGTGATATTGCAGGAACGTTATCTTTTGGAACAACCCCTCAGTCACCTATGGTGACAGCTCCCCTAAAGGGGAGCCTATATATGCCTCCTCTCATAGAGGAGGTGCCCGTTAGGGCGGAGGAGTCGTATCACTACTTAAATCACAACCTCAGAAAGGCAGGTCAAACATGAACGAATACAACACAACCGCAAATCCCCAGGGACACGAACTGGGCTGGGACGATGAGATCCAGCAGGAGAGCAGCTTCATTCTGCTGCCGGATGGCGACTACCGCTTTACCGTGGAGAAATTCGACCGTGCCAGACACGCCGGCTCGCCAAAAGTTCCGCCTTGTAACAAGGCGATCGTCCACTTTCGGGTGTTCAGTCCTGACGGCAGCAGCGTTCTCGTGCAGGAGAGCCTGTTCCTGCACACGAAAATGGAATGGAAGCTGTCCGAGTTTTTCGCCAGCATCGGCATGAAACAGAAGGGGCAGGCGGCACAGATGAACTGGTCACAGGTGTGCGGCAAGTCCGGCGTGTGCCATGTGAAAATCCGCACCTATGACAAAAAGGACGGCAGCGGAACCGGACAGGCAAACCGGATCGACAAACTGTACCCGTCCTACGATCAGCCCCAGATCACCCAGAATGCCCCACAGCAGCCCTACACCGCACCCCAGTCCTCGTATTCACAGAACAACGCACAGCCGTGGCAGCAGCCCCAGAACGCCCCTCAGGGCGGCTGGAACAGGGGACAGTTTTAAGGAGTGAAACCCCTCAGTCACCTACGGTGACAGCTCCCCTGTTAGGGGAGCCAGTATGGAAAGGAGTACGATCATCATGCAAATGCGACCTTATCAGCAGGCGGCGAGAGAAGCCGTGCACCGGGAGTGGGACGAGGGCAGAAACCGGACGCTGCTGGTGCTGCCAACCGGGTGCGGCAAGACCATTGTCTTTGCCAAGATCACCGAGGACGAAGTCCGCAGCGGCAGCCGGGTGCTGATCCTGGCACACCGGGGCGAACTGCTCCAGCAGGCGGCGGACAAGCTGGAACGCACCAGCGGTCTGAAATGTGCCGTGGAAAAGGCAGAGCAGACCTGTCTGGGAGAGTGGTATCGTGTCACGGTGGGCAGCGTTCAGACCCTCATGCGGCAGAAACGCCTTGCCCAGTTCCCGCCGGACTATTTTCAGACCATTATCATCGACGAGGCACACCACGCTATTTCCGGCAGCTATCAGGTGATACTGGATTACTTTTCCGATGCCCATGTGCTGGGCGTGACGGCAACGCCCGACCGGGGCGACAAGCAGAATCTGGGCAAGGTGTTCGACAGTCTGGCGTATGAATACACATTGCCGCAAGCCATTCACGAGGGATACTTAACACCGATCCGGGCATTGACTGTGCCGGTGCAGATCGATTTCACCCATGTGGGGACGGCTGCCGGAGATTACAAGCCGGGGGACATTGCCACGGCGTTAGACCCCTATCTCGACCAGATCGCTGCCGAAATGGCAAAGCACTGTGCCGACCGCAAGACGGTGGTGTTCCTGCCGCTGGTCAAAACGTCTCAGAAATTCCGAGACATTCTCTGCCGGCACGGATTCCGGGCGGCAGAGGTCAACGGCGAATCCGACGACCGGGAACAGGTCTTACAGGACTTTTCCGATGGCAAATACAACGTGCTGTGCAACAGTATGCTGCTCACCGAGGGCTGGGACTGTCCGGAGGTAGACTGCGTGGTGGTGCTGCGTTCGACCAAGGTCCGTGCCCTGTACTGCCAGATGGTGGGACGTGGCACACGTCTGGCAGAGGGGAAAGACCACCTTCTGCTGCTGGATTTCCTGTGGAACACGGAAAAGCACGAGCTGTGCCGTCCGGCGTGCCTTATCTGCGAGGACGAAGAAGTGCAGCAGAAAATGACGCAGCAGCTGGAGCAGCAGCCCGGCGTGCCGGTGGACATCGAGGAAGCTAAAAATAAAGCATCTGAGGACGTGGTGGCAGACCGGGAATCCAAGCTGGCGGAACAGCTGGAATCCATGAAAAAGCGGAAGTCCAAGCTGGTAGATCCCCTGCAGTACGAGATGTCGATCCAGTCCCAGGATCTGACCGGCTATGTACCGGCATTCGGGTGGGAATCCAGTCCGCCGACGGACAAGCAGAAGAAAGACCTGGAGAAACGGGGCATCAACCCGGATGCGGTGGAGAGTGCCGGCAAGGCGGAACGGATTCTCCGCACAGTGGCACAGCGGCAGATCAGCGGACTGGCTACCCCGAAGCAAATACGCTGTCTGGAAAAGTACGGCTTTCTGCACGTCGGTGGCTGGTCGTTTGATGCGGCAAAGAATCTCATCAACCGCATTGCCGCAAACGGCTGGCGTGTGCCGCGGTCGATCACGGCGGCGGAGTATGTGCCGGAGGTGCATGGATAAATGGATTACAAAGACGACAACTTAGACGAACTGCTGGACTACATCGACCCGGCAGCCCTGACCTATCAGGAGTGGTGCGGTGTGGGCATGGCACTGAAAGATTCCGGCTATGACTGTTCCCTCTGGGACAGCTGGTCACAGCGTGACACTGCCCGGTATCACAGCGGCGAGTGCGAAAAGAAATGGCGGTCTTTCGCCGGCTCAGAGCACCCCGTCACTGCCGGCACCATCGTACACATGGCACTGGAAAACGGCTACCGTCCCCAGAGTGCCCCGAAAGAATCCAGAGCCCTCAGCTGGGACGATTACATCGGGGAGGACTATGCCATTACAGGCCCGTGCCAGACACAGGCACTTCCGGTAAAGCCGCTGTTTGCACAGTGGAATCCAGTGAAAGAGATCAGTACATATCTCAGCACTTTGTTTCAGGCAGAGGAGAACGTGGGCTATGTGGTACACAGTTGGAAAAATCAAGACGGAAAGTATCTTCCAGATGCCGGCTGCTGTGACCGGACTGCCGGAAAACTGCTGGAAGATCTGACGTATTGCGAAAATGATCTTGGTGCAGTTTTTGGCGACTACGATACGAATATCGGAGCATGGATCCGATTCAATCCATTAGATGGAAAAGGCGGTAAAAATGAAAATGTCACAGATTTTCGTTATGCTCTGGTAGAATCTGACGGAATCCCGATTGAACAGCAAAACGGAATTATGCGTGATCTGCAATTGCCCATTGCCTGCCTTGTCTACAGCGGCGGAAAAAGCCTGCACGCAATTGTGCGAGTGGAAGCCGGCAACGCAAAAGAATATCGGGAACGAGTAGCATTTCTGTATCAGATCTGCGACAAGAACGGCTTGCAAGTTGACCGTGCTTGTAAAAATCCTTCACGGCTCTCCCGAATGCCCGGCGTTGTGCGTGGAGAAAAGAAACAGTATTTGGTTGCGGTAAATATCGGAATGGGCAGCTGGGACGAGTGGAAGGACTACATCGACAGCGTCACTGACGATCTGCCGGAGTTTGAGAATATGGCGGAGATATGGGAGAATATGCCGGAATTATCACCGCCTTTGATTGAAAATGTACTGCGGCAGGGACACAAAATGCTGTTGGCTGGACCGTCGAAAGCTGGAAAATCTTTTGCACTGATTGAACTTTGCATTGCGATGGCAGAGGGGCGAAAGTGGATGGGTTGGCAATGCACCAAGGGAAAAGTGCTGTATGTCAACTTAGAACTGGACAAGGCTTCCTGTGACCACAGAATCCATGATGTTTATACTACTTTGCAGATACCGCCGGTCAATATTCGGAATATTGAAGTGTGGCATTTGCGTGGCGTAACCGAACCTATGGACAAACTTGCACCGAAATTGATTCGTCGGGCGAAAAAGCAAAACTTCATTGCCGTCATCATCGACCCCATTTACAAGGTCATCACCGGCGACGAGAACAGTGCCGACCAGATGGCACATTTCTGCAACCAGTTCGACAAGGTGTGCACCCAGCTGGGCTGTGCGGTGATCTACTGCCACCACCACAGCAAGGGGGCACAGGGCGGCAAGCGGAGCATGGACCGTGCCTCCGGCAGCGGCGTGTTTGCCCGTGATCCGGATGCACTCATTGATATGACAGAGCTGGAACTGACGGATGAGATCCTCAAACAGGAGACCAATTCTGCCATCTGTGAAGCCTGCATCGAGAAGCTGCGGCAGCACGCTCCGGCAGTGCTGGCGGATGCCGCACCGGACGAGCTGCTCAGCCATGTGGAATCCCTGAAGCTGTGCCGGGACAATCTGCCGCCGGCGGTGTACGAGGGTTTTCTCGGCGAGATCGAGGCGGTCAAGCGGACAGTGCGGCAGCGAACCGCATGGCGGCTGGACGGCACGCTCCGGGAGTTTCCGAAGTTCGAGCCGAAGAACCTGTGGTTTCGGTATCCTGTGCATGTGGAGGACACTGTGGGCGTGCTGAAAGACCTGCAGGCAGAGAGCGAGATGCCGCCGCATCAGCGTGGGAACAAGAAACGCGGAGAGAAAACCAGAGAGACCTATGCGGCACAGAAAGCCGACAAGAAAGCGGCTCTGCTCAATGCGTTTCACGCCTGCAATATGGACGGCATAGTGACAGTTGATGACATGGCAGAATACCTCGGAATCAGCCGCCGCACAGTCGAAAGACGAGTCAAGGAACATGATGAATTGACACTGGAAAATGGCAATATCAAGCTTGCTGAAAAAGGAAAATAATGGAACGACAAAAATTGCGACAACAGTGTATATATAAATATATACTTGTCGCTGTCGCAACATTGACGTCAATGACAACAAGTAACAAGAGTGCGAATGCACGGCACTCTTGTAACACTTGTCGTCTGACATTGACAAAAGCGAACCCGAAAAAACCAGAAATGGAGGTACGAACATGACAACATTTTTCCTGCCCATGCTGCCGCCGACCAGTACGCACCAGCAGGTGGGACATACCATCGACAAGCAGGGACGGCACCGGTTCTACCAGCGTGGAAACGGCGAGGCAGAGGCAAAGCTGACCGCCCATCTCATGAAGCACATTCCGGAGCAGCCGTACAGCGGTGCGGTTCGTGTGGTGGTGAAGTGGTGCTATCCCAGAAAGGCAAAGCACCAGAACGGTGAACCCTATACCAACAAGCCGGACGTGGACAACCTGTGCAAGGCACTGTTCGACATCATGACCCGGCTGCACTACTGGAACGATGACAAGCAGATCTACAGTGCAGTGGTGGAGAAGTTCTGGGCAGATGTGCCGGGGGTGTTTGTGGAGATCGAGGAGGCAGAGGAACATGAGTGAGATCAAATTGAAAAACTGTCCGTTTTGTGGCGGCGAGGCGGAAATGGGATTCCGTGACGCTAGTGCTTTTGTGATGTGTACAAAATGCCTTGCAAGAAGCAGAACGGTTGTGGCGTGTGCGAGAGAAGTTGCTGCTGATGAATGGAATCAGCGGACAGATCAACCGCCGAAAGCCCGCTGGACACGAGAAGATGTCACGAGTTATGACGGTGAAACAATCAAGAATGGGGCTGCTGTCTGTGGCAGATGCAAAAAGGCGTTTTTTATGCCGACAGATACGTTTGATTACTGCCCGAACTGCGGAGCAAGAATGGACGAGGAGGCACAGCCATGACCACCAAACCCTGCGAAACCTGTGGCAAGCTGCTGATCGGCGTGAAAGGTGACCGGAGATTCTGCAACGCCTGTGCCATACGCCGGCGAAAAGCATATCAGAAACAGTATCGGGAGAACCGGAAGAAACGCTAACGCACGCGAGCGTTAACCAAGCATAACCGAGCATGAAATCCAAAAGGAGTGGATCTACATGGAAAACAAGCAAATCAAGAAAGCCACGCTCTGCTGGCGGTGCAGGCACGCCGTACCCAGTGCGTCAACCGGATGCAGCTGGTCACGCCGCTTTGTGCCGGTCGAGGGCTGGACTGCGGAAAAACACCAGCAGAAACAGAGCGGCAGCGTTTACGAAACCTACTGTGTGATAAGCTGCCCGCTGTTCCAGAAGGACGGCAAAAACAGTGCTGACAGCTGCAAGGACGACACCGGCTGCATCCGCATCGCAGAGCATATCCTGCGAGGGCAGATGAACCGGTACCGCACTGCACTGGAACGCTACGCCAGAACACGGAGTGCCAACGATCTGGCACAGTTCCGGTCGATCGAGCGTGACCTGCTCACGCCGTACTATGCAGCACTGACGCTGCACAGCATTGACCTGCGGCAGGTGTGCAATGGACTGCGGCAGAAGGCAGGGCTGCCGGAACTGGAGGAGATGCAATGACCAAAGACGATCTACGCCGATACGGCAGCATCCAGCGGGAACTCGCCGACATCACAAGGCGGCTGAACGCACTGGAAGAAAGCAAGGGCTGCCACAGCGTGACATACGGCGACAGTCCGCACCAACGGGGAGAACCGTTGTCAGAGGCACAGCGGTATGTGGAGAAGAAGGAAGCACTGGCACGGCTCTACCGGAGAAAGCAGTGCGTCCTGCTGGAGGAACAGGCAGCCGTGGAGAACGCCATTGACACCCTGCCGCCGGAACTGCGTCGGCTGATGCGGCTGCGGTATCTGGACGGCATGACCTGCGAACAGGTCTGCGTGGAACTGCCCTGCTCCTGGGACACGTTCCACCGGTGGCACAGAAAGGCACTGGCGATGCTGGAATAATCGTATAGAATCATACATACGACCTGTGCTATAATGATATTATCAAATACTGACAAGAACCGCTGCAAGGGTGACCTTCGGCGGTTCTTGCATGCCGGAAAGGAGCGTGATCCGATGCCATATAAACAGCGTACCCAGTGCCGCCACCCCGGCTGTCCGGTGCTGATCCCGGTAGGCAGCAAGTACTGTGACAAACACAAGCAGCTGCATCCTGACCGACTATCTGCCGTCAAGCGTGGCTACACCAGCCGGTGGCAGCGGATCAGCAGGCAGTATCTGCGGCAGCATCCTCTGTGTGTCCGGTGCGGCAGACCGGCACAGGTGGTAGACCACATCGTCCCCCACAGAGGCAAGGAGCAGCTGTTCTGGGACGAGAGCAACTGGCAGGCATTGTGCAAGGCTTGTCACGACAAGAAAACCGGCGAGGAGGACAGCCGCCCGACCTACGAGTATTAGGAAAATTACATAAAGCCATCAGACAAGCTTTATGCGTCGTTTCCCTAGGGGGAGGGGGTATCAAAATCTCTCCAAGGCAGGCTATGAAAAGACCGGCGCCCAACTCCGTGTGAGAGTTCGCAAAATGAAAAGAGGGGGGTATCCGGCGGAAAACGGCAGGAGGTGACACGAAATGGCAGGAAGAAAACCGAAACCCACGAGCTTGAAGGTGCTGGAGGGCAACCCCGGCAAGCGGCAGCTGAACCGGAACGAGCCAAAACCAGACGCATCTGTGCCGAAATGCCCGGCATGGCTGAGCCGTGAGGCAAAGCGGGAGTGGAAACGCCTTGTGCCGTTTCTGGAACAGGCAGGACTGCTGACCCAGATCGACCGTGCCGCTTTCGCCGGCTATTGCCAGTCCTATGCCGACTGGGTGGATGCCAAGGCACACATTGCCGCAGAGGGCAGCACTTTTGAAACACCCAACGGCTATCAGCAGCAGACCCCGTGGGTGTCCATTGCACAGGCAAGTCTGAAAACCATGCTGAAATTCTGCACGGAATTTGGTCTGACACCGTCCAGCCGCAGCCGGATTGTGGCGGCAAATGCACCGGAATCCGAGGCGGACGACATGGAAATGCTGCTGGGCGGTGACGGATGATGGGGAAAAACGACCTGCGTCCGGCGGAATTTCCCCGTCTGGAGCACTACGAGCCGTCCGGATTCATGCTCCCCACGTCCCATTATGACGCCAAAAAGGCAGACCGGGCTGTGGCGTTTATCGAAAACCTCCGGCACACCAAGGGAAAATGGGCAGGCAAGCGGTTCTGGCTGCTGCCGTGGCAGGAGCAGATCATCCGGGACGTGTTCGGCATCGTCAAAGAAAACGGCAAGCGGCAGTTTCTCACGGCGTATGTGGAGATCCCCAAGAAAAACGGCAAGTCAGAACTGGCGGCAGCGGTCGCCCTGTACCTGCTGTACGGGGACAACGAACCGTCCGCCGAGGTGTACGGCTGTGCCGCAGACCGGCAGCAGGCATCTATCGTCTACGACGTGGCAAAGCAGATGATCGCACAGTCGCCGGCACTGGAAAAGCGGTCGAAGGTCATAGATTCTGTCAAGCGTGTGGTGAACTACAGCAATGCCGGATTCTATCAGGTGCTGTCCGCCGAGGTCGGCACCAAGCACGGGCTGAATGTGTCCGGATTGGTGTTCGATGAGCTTCACGCACAACCGAACCGGAAGCTCTGGGACGTTATGACCAAGGGCTCCGGCGACGCCAGAGAGCAGCCGCTGTTCTTCGCTATCACTACCGCCGGGAACGACCGGAACAGTGTGTGCTGGGAACAGCATCAGCTGGCACTGGACATTCTCCACGGCAGAAAGGCAGACCCCACCTATTATCCGGTGGTGTATGGCTTGCCGGACGACGCAGACTGGAACGACGAAAAGAACTGGTACAAGGCGAACCCTTCGCTGGGGTACACCATCCAGATCGACCGTGTCCGGAATCTGTACCGGCAGGCTCTGGACAATCCGGCGGACGAGAACAACTTCAAGCAGCTGCGGCTGAATATGTGGACATCTTCTACAGTGGGCTGGATCCCGGAACACGTCTTTGACTGGGGCAGCACGCCCATTGACATGGCGGCACTGGAGGGCAGAACGTGCTACGCCGGACTGGACTTGTCCAGCACAACCGACATCACGGCATTTGTGCTGGTGTTTCCGCCGGAGAACGAGGACGCACCCTACATCGTGCTGCCATACTTCTGGCTGCCGGAGGACACCCTCGACCTGCGTGTCCGGCGTGATCACGTCATGTACGATGTCTGGGAAAAGCAAGGGTACATCTGCACCACAGAGGGCAATGTGGTACACTATGGCTTTATCGAAAACTTCATCGATGCACTGGGACAGAGATTCCACATCAAGGAGATCGCCTTTGACCGTTGGGGTGCGGTGCAGATGGCACAGGACTTAGAGGACATGGGCTTTACCATGGTGCAGTTCGGACAGGGCTTTCGTGACATGAGCCCGCCGTCCAAGGAGCTGATACGGCTGCTGCTGGAGAAACGCATTCAGCACGGCGGCAATCCGGTGCTGCGGTGGATGGCAGGAAACGCCGTCGTTCGGCGTGATCCAGCCGGGAACATCAAACCGGACAAGGAAAAGTCCACGGAGAAGATCGACGGCATCGTGGCACTGGTCATGGCACTGGATCGCTGTATCCGGCACAGAGATGATACAGAGAGCAGCGTGTACGATGAACGAGAATTGCTGGTTTTTTGAGGTGATGACACATGGGAATTTTTACAGGACTGTTCAAGTCCAGAGATAAGCCGAAGAACTACTACCACAGCCCGTCCTATGCCTATTGGTTCGGGCGGTCGAAAAGCGGTGCAGAGGTCAATCCCTTTACGGCGATGCAGCAGTCGGCGGTGTACGCTTGTATCAAGGTGCTGGCGGAATCCGTGGCACAGCTGCCCCTGCATCTGTACGAGCGGACGGAACACGGCAAAGAGCCGGCAGTGCAGCATCCGCTGTACAAGGTGCTGCATGACCAGCCCAATCCGGAAATGACCTCGTACACGTTCCGGGAGGTGCTGATGACGCACCTGCTCATTTACGGCAACGCCTACGCCCAGATCATCCGCAACGGTCGGGGCGAGGTGCTGGGGCTGTATCCGCTGGCGGCGAACCGTGTCCGGGTGGAACGAGAGGACAGCGGTGAACTGGTCTATCTCTACCGCCGCTATGACGAGGCAAACCCCAATTTCAAGGAACAGGGCGAGATCCGGCTGTATGACTTTGACGTGCTGCACATCCCCGGCATGGGGTTTGACGGGCTGGTGGGCTATTCACCCATCGCTCTGGCACGGAACGCCATCGGTCTGGCTCTGGACTGCGACCAGTACGGCTCCAGCTTCTTTGCCAACGGGGCAGCACCCAGCGGCGTGCTGAAGCATCCGGGCGTGCTGAAAGATCCCCAGAAGGTGCGTGACGCATGGGAAAAGGCTTATGGCGGAGCAGGGAACTCCCACAAGACCGCTGTGCTGGAAGAGGGCATGGACTACCAGCCCATTTCCATGACACCCCAGGATTCGCAGTTTCTGGAGACACGAAAGTTCCAGATCGAGGAGATCGCCCGGCTGTACCGGGTGCCGCTGCACATGATCGGCGATCTGGATCACGCCACGTTTTCCAACATCGAGCAGCAGTCCCTGGAGTTTGTGCAGTTTACGCTGATGCCGTGGCTGACACGGTGGGAGCAGGAAATTCAGCGTTCCCTGCTCCTGCCCCAGGAGGAACGGCGGTATTTCGCAAAGTTCAATGTAGACGGCATGCTCCGGGGCGACTACAACAGCCGGATGCAGGGCTATGCCACTGCACGGCAGAACGGCTGGATGTCTGCCAACGACATCCGGGAGCGTGAGGACGAGAACCGCATTCCGGCAGAGGAAGGCGGCGACCTGTATCTGGTGAACGGCAGCTTTACCAAGCTGAAAGATGCCGGTGCATTTGCAAAAAATGGAGGTGAAAGCAAATGAAGAAGTTTTGGAACTGGCTGCGGAACGATGCAGACGGCGAGAGTGAGCTGTATCTGGACGGTGCTATTGCCAGTGAGACCTGGTGGGGCGACGAAGTCACGCCTGCCGCATTTCAGGCGGAGCTGAAGCAGCACACCGGAGATGTGACCGTCTGGATCAACTCGCCGGGCGGCGACGTGTTCGCAGCGGCACAGATCTACACCATGCTGCGGAATCACCCCGGAAAGGTCACGGTGAAGATCCACGGCATTGCTGCATCGGCTGCGTCGGTGGTGGCGATGGCAGGGGATACGACCCTCATCAGTCCGGTGGGAATGCTGATGATCCACAATCCGTCCACCATGGCAGCCGGCGAGAAAAAGGACATGGAGCAGGCGATCGCCGTGCTGGAGGAAGTCAAGGAATCTATCCTGAACGCCTATGCGGCAAAGACCGGGCTTTCCCGGAATCGTCTGGCGAAGATGATGGATGCGGAAACGTGGCTGAACGCCAACGAGGCAATGCGGCTGGGATTCGTGGACGGCATCCTGTTCGCGGAGGACGATCCGGACAAAAAGCCGGAGGAAGACGAACCCGAAGAAGAGCCCGAAGAAAATCCGGACGAACCCGAAGAAGAGCCCGAAGAAAATCCGGACGAACCCGAAGAAGAGCCGGATGAGCCGGACGAACCCGACAAGAAAGAACCCCCTGCACAGGCGTATTCCCGGAAACAGACGATGCAGTCGTTTCTGGCAAAGCTGGGGCAGAGCAAAAGCGACAGAACCGTGGACGCCGCACAGCTGCGTGCACGGTTGAACCTACTGAAACCGTAAGGAGGAAAGGCGAATGACTATGACAGAGAGAATGCAGCGTCTGACAGCACTCCGGCAGGAGCGTGCTGCAAAGTGGGACACCGCCAGAACATTTCTGGATTCCAAGACCCACAACGGCAGAATGAGCGAGGCGGACGCTGCCGCATATGAGACCATGGAGAAGGAACTGACCGATCTGGGCAACGACATTGCCCGTCTGGAACGTGCCAACGAGCTGGAGGCAGCCATGAATGCCGCCGCTGATCCCATTCTGGGCGAACCCCGCAGCGGCAAGGCTGCCGGCACAGGCACTGCGTCCGCATCGTACAAGCAGGCGTTCTGGGATGCAATCCGGAACAAGCACTATACCGCTGCGGTGCAGAACGCATTGCAGGTGGGGACGGATTCTGAGGGCGGCTATCTGGTGCCGGACGAGTTCGAGCGTCAGCTAATCGAGGCACTGGAAGAGGAAAACGTGTTCCGCACACTGGCGACTGTGATTACCACCGCATCCGGCGACCGGAAGATTCCCATTGTCAGCGACAAGGGCGAGGCATCGTGGATCGACGAGGAAGGCACCTTCCCGCTGTCGGACGATACCTTCGGACAGAAGTCCCTGGGTGCGTACAAGGTGGGTACGGCACTGAAGGTTTCCACAGAGCTGCTCAATGATGCCGCCTTTGATCTGGAGGCGTACATCTCCAGAGAGTTCGGCAGACGGCTGGGTGCAAAGGAAGAGGAGGCGTTCTGGGTCGGTGACGGCAAGAACAAGCCCACCGGCATTTTCGATGCCACCGGCGGTGCAGGCACTGGCGTAACGGCAGCTTCTGCATCTGTGACCTTTGATGATATGCTGGAACTGTACTACAGCCTGAAAAGCCCGTACCGCAAGAAGGCGACATGGGCGATGAATGACGCTACTGTCAAGGCACTCCGCAAAGTCAAGGACACCACCGGACAGTACATCTGGCAGCCGTCTGTGGTTGCCGGCGTGCCGGACATGATCATGAACCGTCCGTATGTGACTTCCAGCTACATTCCGGCTCTGGCATCCGGCAAGACCGGCATTGCCTTCGGCGATTTCAGCTACTACTGGATCGGCGACCGGCAGGGCATCACCTTCAAGCGTCTGGACGAGCTGTTCTCCATGACCGGACAGGTGGGATTCCTGGCATCCAAACGTGTGGACGGCAAGCTGATCCTGCCTGAGGCGGTAAAGCTGCTGGCAGTGAAGTGACGGAGGTGCTGTATGGTGACGCTGGAAGAGGCAAAGAACTATCTCCGTGTGGAGCATTCCGAGGACGACGAGCTGATCCAGTCCCTGCTGCTGACTGCAAAGCAGACGGTGCAGGATGTGGGCAGGGTGTCGGCAGAGCAGTATGAGCAGGAGGAGACCTGTCACACTGCCACGCTGTACGCCGTCGCCTATCTGTATACCCACCGGGAGAACGCCGACCACAACGCCCTGCTGCTGACGCTGCGGGCAATGCTGTTTGCACAGCGGGAGGGAGTGATCTGATGGCAGTATCGATTGCAGAGAGAAACCAGCGTATCACCGTGCAGCAGAATGAAACGGTGACAGACCGCATCGGCAACCACACCAGTGCATGGACGGATTTTTTGGAGCTGTGGGCAAACGTGACAATTACTGCATCCACGGAGGGAACAGAGGCGGGTGTTACGTCCATGCGGCAGACGATGAAAGCGATCGTGCTGAAAAGTGCCACGACAGCGGCACTGTGCAGCAACCGCCACCGGATCCTGTTCGGCGGCGAGATCTACAACATTACCGGTGTGATGCCGTACTACACCAGCGGCGATCTGGTGCAGATCACGGCGGTGTCGCAGCGGGAAAGGCTGGTGGAATGTGATGAGCCATGTGGATATTGACGATCTGGCAGCGGCGGTGATGGAAGGGCTGGAGGAGTATGTGGAGCTGGCGGAGGACGCCATGAAAGACGCTGTCACACAGACGGCAAAGGCAGCCCGAAAAGAACTGGTGACCACATCACCTGACGGCAAGACCGGCAAATACCGGAAGGGCTGGCGTGCGTCTGTAGTGGAAGAAAAGGCACATATGCGGCATATGTCCGTACACAACCGGAAGTATCAGATCGTACACCTGCTAGAAAAGGGACACGCAAAGCGGAATGGCGGGCGTGTGGCTGCCAGACCGCACGTTGCTCCGGCAGAGGAACACGGTGCAGAGATGCTGGAAACCCTGATTACAGAAGCGTTGGGAGGCTGAGCGTATGACCTATGAAGAGATCACGGCGATGATGCAGGAGATCGGACTGCCCTGTGCATACCATCATTTCGCAGAGGGCGAAAGTCCGCCGCCGCCGTTTGTGGTGTACCTGTCGCCGGGAGAGCATACGTTCCACGCCGACAACATCAACTATTACAGCTGGAAGCAGCTGGACGTGGAACTGTACACGGACACGAAAGATCCGGACGCAGAGCAGCGGGTGGAAGATGTCCTGACCGCACACGGGATCAGCTATGTAAAATCGGAAACATGGATCGAGAGCGAACGGCTCTATGAAGTCCTGTATGAAATGGAAGTCTGACTTAGAATGAAGGAGGCTGGCGTATAAAATGGCAGCAGGAAAGAAAAACAAGGTAAAATTCGGTTTGAACAAGGTGCATTTTGCGATGTGCCATATTGATGATGACGGCAATGCCACATATGACACACCGGTGCGGATCCCCGGCGGCGTGTCGCTGTCGGTGAACCCCTCCGGCGAGCCGGAGAACTTCTATGCGGACAACCGTGTGTTCTACGTCATCAACAACAATTCCGGCTATGAGGGGGATCTGGAGCTGGCACTGTTGTCGCTGGAATTTCGCAAAGACGTGCTGGGCGAGATTCTGGATCAGAAGGGAGTGCTGGTGGAGAAGAACGATGCAGAGCTGAAACAGTTTGCACTGCTGTTTGAGTTCGACGGCGATGTAAATCACATCCGCCATGTGCTGTATTGCTGCACAGCGTCCCGTACCGCAGTAGAGGGCGAAACCAACACAGATACCAAGACACCGAAAACGGAAACCTGCTCCTTCACTGCCGCAGCACTGGACAATGGTCTAGTCAAGTGCCGCACCTGTGAGGAAACGGATTCTGAAGTATACGCAAACTGGTACAAGGCGGTATATGTACCGAATGTGACAGAAGCAACGGGGGAATAAGCAATGCTGGAAAAGAAGATCATGATCGACGGCAAGCCGGTGAAGTTCCGTGCCTCTGCCGCCGTTCCAAGACTGTACATGGCACTGACCGGCTCTGACATTTTTTCTGACATCGGAGATCTGACAGAGCAGTTCCACAAGCCGGCGGAAACCGGTGAGCAGCAGAAAGCACAGATCGATCTGAAAGATCTGGGCAAGATGAGCACGTTTGAGAACATCGCCTATGTGATGGCAAAGGCGGCGGACAGCAGCGTGCCGGACACGGTGGAGGAATGGCTGGATCAGTTCGGCATGATGTCTGTCTGGCGTGCATTCCCGCAGATCGCAAAGCTGTGGGCAGCCAGCCAAAAGACAAACGTAGACCTTAAAAAAAAGAACGTCCGACAGAACGCCCGATGACGACGGCACTGTTCCTGCTCCGGTGTGTGGAGCTGGGACTGTCGATGGAGGACTTGAACGTCCTGACATACGGCATGGTGATCGATATGTTTTCAGAGCGTTCCAACGATGATTATGACTATCCGATCCGTGCGACACAGCGGGATTTTGACACATTCTGATGGAGGTGAAGTGCTGTGGCAAATGATAGGCGTATCAAGGGATTGACCATTGAGATCGGCGGCGACACCACGCAGCTTTCGGAATCCCTGCATGATGTGAACAAGTCCATTGCTTCCACACAGGCACAGCTGAAGGATGTGGAAAAGCTGCTGAAGCTGGACCCTACCAACACGGAAATGCTTGCCCAGAAGCAGGAACTGCTGACGCAGGCGATCAGCAAGACAGAGGAGAAACTGGAAACGCTGAAGGACGCAGCTGTGCAGGCGGAAAAGCAGCTGGGAGAGGGAAAGATCTCACAGGAGCAGTTCGCCGCATTGCAGCGTGAGATCGCAGCAACAGAGATCGAACTGAAACGATACGATTCCCAGCTGGATACCGCGGCAGATGCCACGGAAGATTTGGGCGACGCTGCGGAGCAGGCGGCACAGGATTCCGGTGATGCAAGCGAGGAGATCGGCGAACTCAGCGATGCAGCGGACGATCTGGGAGATGCAGCGGAGAATGCCGGTGACGGTACAAAAGACCTTGGCGAATCTGCCAGGGATTCCGGCGACGGCTTTTCCGTTCTGGACGGGGCTGTGGCGACCTTTATCGGAAACGGTCTGACTGCACTGGTGAGTGCTATCGGCGATGCCATTTCCACATTTGCCGAACTCAGCGAATCTACGCAGGAGTACCGGGAGAATATGTCCAAGCTGTACACTGCCACATCTGCGGCAGGCATGGATGCGGACTACATCACACAGGCATACAGCCAGCTGTACGGCGTTCTGGGCGATGAAACCGCCACCACGACCACTATTTCCAACTTTGAAAAGCTGGGCGTATCCATGCAGGACATGGACAGCCTGCTGGACAGTGCCACCGGCATCTGGGCGGTGTACGGTGATTCCATTCCGCTGGACGGTCTGGCGGAGAGTGTCAACGAAACGGCGAAGGTCGGACAGATCACCGGCACAATGGCGGATGCGATCAACTGGGCATCTGCCAGCAATGACACATGGACAAATGCTCTCAGCGGCAATGCGGCGGCACTGTCCGCATTTCAGAGCGGCGTATCCCAGGGAATGAGTGCAGAGGACGCATTCAACGAGGCACTGGCTGCCTGCGGCGATGAGCAGGAACGGCAGCAGCTGATTATCAGCACGCTGAACGGACTGTACGCCGACAGTGCGGAAACCTATCGGGAGAACAATGCGTCCATCATTGATGCACGGGAAGCAACGGTCAACTATCAGGACGCTGTGGCAGGCGTAGGAGCTGCCATGGAGCCGCTGCAAACCACCATGACCAATTTCAAGGCGAATCTGATCTCCGGCGTATCTCCTGCATTGCAGGAACTGTCTGACGCCTTCATGGATGTGATCGCCGGTGCGGACGGGGCAGAGGAAGGCATTGCATCTGCCGTTACGGGGCTGGTGGATACCGTTTCTTCTATGGCATCAGACCTGCTTCCGCAGCTTCTGGAAATGGGAACACAGATTCTCGGAGGCATTATGCAGGGGCTTGCACAGAGTACACCTACGCTGATGGCTACTGTTTCTGATATGATTCTGCAATTGATTCAGGCGATAACAGCGTTTTTACCGCAGTTCGCAGAAGCAGCCGTCACCATTGCCGGAAGCATCGTCACTCAGCTGACTGCTTTTGTGCCACAGCTGCTGCAAGCCGCAACTACGCTGCTCATGGCAATTGTAGATGCTGTACCGATGATCGTCAACACGCTTGTGCCAATGCTGCCGCAGCTGATCACAGCAATTGTGACAGCATTGCTCGGTGCAGTGCCGCAACTGTTACAGGCTGCCACGACCCTGCTCATGGCAATTGTGAATGCTCTGCCCACGATCATCACCGCACTGACGGCAGCTCTGCCGCAGATTCTCACAGCGATCACGAACTGCCTGCAAGCGTCAATTCCGGTACTGCTGCAGGCGGCGATTACACTGCTTATGGCAATCGTGGACGCACTGCCGACGATCATTGACGCACTGGTGGCTGCAATTCCGGTCATCATCACCACGCTGGTGGACTTTTTCACGAACAACATCGACACCATTCTGGATGCAGCCATTCAGCTGCTGATGGCTCTGGTGGATGCGATTCCGGAAATTCTGGTGGCTCTGGGCAATGCACTGCCACAGATCATCAGTGCGATTCTGAATGCCGTGGTAGACGCTGTGCCGAAGCTGCTGAAAAAATCAAGGGAACTGTTCGGGAAGATTATGGAGGCACTAGGCGAACTGCTGGGCAAGCTGCCCGGCAAGATGCTTGAGGTACGGGATTCCATTGTCAACGGCATCCGCAATTCCCTCGGCTCTATCGGTTCTGCCGCAGCGGACATTGTCAGTGCGATCTGGGATCACATCAAGGAACTGCCGGGCATGATGCTGGACGTAGGACGAGATCTGGTGGAAGGTTTGTGGAACGGTATCAGTGACATGGTGGGCTGGATCGGGGACAAGATCTCCGGATTCGGCGACAGTGTACTGGGCGGACTGAAAGACTTTTTCGGCATTGCGTCGCCGTCCAAGGTGATGCGTGACGAGGTCGGCAAGTTCCTGCCTGCCGGCATTGCGATCGGCATTGAGGATTCCACCCTGTCCGCTGTGAAGTCTGTCCGCAGCATGGCAGACAAGCTGCGAAATACTGCGGTAGAGAGTCTGAACGGCATGACGTCCGGTGCAGCATACCGAATGCAGCAGAACCCCATGACGGCAGCTGTCCGGAAAAATGCCGCTGTCGTCAACAACTACTATAAGACCGACAACAGCCGAACGGTAAACCAGACCAACAACAGCCCCAAGGCACTGTCCCGTCTGGAGATCTATCGGCAGACCAACAACGCACTGAACCGGTGAGGTGAACCATAATGAAATACCATTTGATTCTGGAAAACGCCGCCGGAGAGCAGCTGGACATGAGCACAACGGCAAACCGTTATATGATGTCAAAAGTCACCGGACTGGACCCGCCCGGTGCGACGATCAGCACGGCGACCTATGCCACCATGAACGGCAGCCAGCTGAACCGGGCGTTTCTGGAAAAGCGGAACATCGTCATTTCCTTTGAAATGCGTGGTGTCGGCGTGGAGAAACGGCGGCACAGTCTATATCGTGTGGCAAAGCCGTCGGAATACATCAAGGTGTATTACCGGACATCCAACATCGATGTCTATACAGAGGGGGTTGTGGAAACCTGTGAGCCGTCCCGGTTTGATATGCCGGTATCCGGTCAGATCAGCATCCTCTGTCCGGACGTATACTTCTACAGTACGCAGGACACCATTGTGCAGCACGGCAGTATCGTCAGCGGTTTTAAGTTTCCGTTTGCTATTGCAGAAAAGCCCGGTGTGCCGCTGGGCGTGTATCGGACCGACAACAGCATCACCATACAGAACAACGGTGACACCATCGGCATGGAGATCACGCTGGAAGCCAAAGGCGGCATCGTAGGAACGCCGACGATCTATAACGCCGACACCGGAGCCTATCTCCGGATCACCGGGGATATTCTGGAGGGCGACAAGATCACCATTACCACCAGACACGGACACCGCACGGTGACGCTGACAAGAAACGGCGTTTCCACGCCGATCATGAACCGATGGGTGTCTGGTTCTGACTGGCTGGAGCTTCCCACAGGGGAATCCCATTTTTATCTCACGGCAATGAAAGGGCTGAAATATCTGATCGTGACATTTCGGCATACAGATGCCTATCTGGGGGTGTGACAGTGTATCTGGAAATTTTTCAGACCGCCAGTGCGGAAAACGGTCTGGGCGTAACGCTCACCGGCATATGCGACACGTTTTCCAGTCTGATCTGGGACGTGGAGTATTTTTCACCGGGAAAGTTTGAGGTGTACGTTTCCGCCAATGCGGACACCATCGCCCTGTTCCGGCGTGGGAACATTGTGGGCAGAAGTGACGACAAGCGGCACTACGGCATCATTGAGGGCGTGTATCTGCGGACAGATGCGGAGAACGGCGACTATCTGACGATCTCCGGACGGTTTCTCATGTGCCTGCTCAGCCGCCGCATCATCACGCCTACGCTGTCGTTTACGGCATACCGCACATACGGCGAGATCGTGCAGACCGCCGTCCAGAAAAACTGCATCACCCCGTGGACGGCGGCTGAGCGTGGAATCCCGTCCCTGAAAATCGGCACAGTGTCCGGGGAATGCTGGGAGATCAAGAACGTCTTGCAGGTCAGCTATGAGAACCTCATGGACTGGATCTATACCGTGTGCCGGAACATTGGCGGCACTGCCAACATCCGGCTGCGTGAAGTCGATACCGGCAAGTACGCCATGTTTCTGGAACTGTCACAGGGGACAGACCGCAGCATCATGCAGCGGGAAAATATGCCGGTGGTATTTTCCGATGCCTATGACAATCTGCTGACGTACATCTATAATTCGGACTATTCCGAATACCGGAACTATGCCTATATCTACGGCGAAGGAGAAGGAATCCGGCGGCAGTCCGCTGCCTGCTATTCCGGAGAGGAAACGCCGACGGGGCTGTCACGCTATGAGATCTATGTCAATGCAAGCGACTTGTCGCAGACGATCCGGAACGACGACGGCAGCGAAACTGTGGTTTCCGAATCGGAGTATAAAGAAATGCTGCGGGAACGCGGCACAGAGAATCTGGTTGCTCCCGTGCTGTCCAGTGAGGCAACCATTGTGACGGAGAGCCATCAGTTTGTCTATGGAAAAGATTATCAGGTCGGCGATTTTGTCACCATGCAGCACACCGGATACGGCATACAGATCCCACGGGTGCGGCTGGTGGGCATGATCGAAAGCTTTGACAGTGAAGGCTATGGGCTGACACCTGTCGTACAGGAATGAGGTGCATCAAAATGGAATGTGGTTTTTTCAACAGCAAAGGAGAGGACAGGCTCTATAATGCAGAGCATTTCACAAGCTATCTGTCCAGTATGATCTGCAACGGCGTGCAGGATACTGTGGGCGAATGCTTTGCCCCGTCTGTGTCTGAGGGCGACGGTCTGTTGCTGACCATCGGCAGCGGCAAGGCGTGGATCAATGGGCATTACGCACAGACAACGACCAGCGAAAAGCTGGATCTCTCTGCATATGTAGACGAATCTCTGGGACGGTGTGTTGCTGTCGGTGTCTACTGTGATACTAGCGAATCGGTGCGGGACTGCGGCTTTGAAGTACTTGCCGGCACCTGCTCCGGCAGTCCCAGACCGCCGAAATTTTCCAACACGGAGAGCAGGACATATCTGACGATCTGCACCGTGCGTCTGCGTCCCGGTGCAGCGTCTATCCTCAGCGGCGACGTGACGGACTGTAGGAACGACGAAACCCTCTGCGGCTACTGCAAGTGTATTCTGGGCAAATGCAGAGTGACGGAGATGCTTGCCGAAATGGCAAAGACAAACGCCACACTGGACGAACTGCAAAAGCGGCTGGATGAAATGAACAGTCAGATCACCGAGATGCAGACGAAGGTGGACGATCTGACGGCAGGCGAGATCCTGGCGACCGGACAGTGCGGCGAGAATGTTTACTATGTACTTTATGACAGCGGCAAGCTGCTGCTGCGTGGCTCTGGTGCAACGTATGACTATGAGATCAGCGGCTCTCCGTTTTATGAAAACGGGGAGATCAAAAAGCTGGTTGTCAGCGAGGGCATCACCGAGATCGGCAACAGCCTTTTCGATCACTGCCGGAATATCGCTGCGGTAAGTTTCCCGAATACGCTTACCCGAATCGGAAAGCGTGCTTTCTTTGCGTATGCAGACGGCGAACTGGCGGCACTGGAGTTCCCGTCCTCTGTCACCACCATCGGAGACGAGGCGTTCTCTGACCAGGGCATGACATCTGTTACACTGCCGAAAACATTGACAACACTGGGAACCTACCTGTTCCGGAGTGCGGATAACTTGCAGAGTGTTCGGGTGGAGTGTGCAGAGATTCCGGCGTTCTGCTTTGTGAGCTGCGGAAAGCTGAGTCAGATGACACTCAGCAAGAACGTGAAGAAGATCGGTGCAAACATCATCAATTACTGCACACAGCTGAAAACGATCACCTATGAGGGCAGTCTGGAAGAGTGGAAGGCAGTTGAAAAGTATGCGAACTGGGACGGCAACAGCGGCAGCACCAACCCCGGCTATCTGGACAATATTGTCTGCATAGACGGAACAATGGTCTATGACCGTGACAACAAGACATGGAATGAGGTGAAAAGCTGATGCTGAAATTTTGCATCTATGGGCAGAAAATGGAACTGATAAACCGTCAGACGATCGCCGATCAGCAGATCTGTTTCGTGGATATGTGCTTTCTGTTCTCTCCGGACTGGGAACAGATGGACAAAACGGCACAGTTCGCACAGGGCGAAAAGACCTATAACGTGCATCTAGGCACGGGAAACGTCTGCCGCTGCCTGCTCCCGGCGGAGCTGCAAACCGGATGTGTCAGCGTCAGCGTGTTCGGCTATGCGGCGGACGGCTCAGTCCGTGCAACGACCGTTCCCCTAGGCATCGGCATCAAGCGTTCCGGCTTCCGGGGCGACGGCGAAACGCCGATCCCACCCACGCCGGATTTGTATGCACAGCTGATCGCAGAGATTGACAAAAAGATTGCAGATGTCCATGACGGCAAAGACGGCGTGGACGGCAAATCTGCCTATCAGATTGCCGTGGACAACGGGTATCCCGGTACGGAGCAGGCGTGGCTTGCATCTCTCAAAGGGGACAAGGGCGACACCGGCGAACCGGGAGCAGCCGGCGAAAAGGGCGAACCCGGCGAAAAAGGTGACACCGGAACTGCCGGAAAAGACGGCAGGGACGGCACAGACGGTGCGGCAGGGCGTGACGGAGTAAACGGTGCGTCTGCCTATGAGATCGCCGTACAGCACGGCTACGGCGGCTCAGAAACGGCATGGCTGGAATCCCTGCACGGTGCGGACGGAGCAAAGGGCGATACCGGAGCAGCTGGTGCCAAAGGTGAAAAAGGTGACATCGGAGCGACTGGTGCCAAAGGCGAAAAAGGGGATAAGGGCGACCCAGGAGCAGCTGGTGCCGCTGGCAAAGACGGAGCCGCCGGCAAGTCCGCTTATCAGATCGCAGTCGCCAACGGCTTTGACGGTACAGAGCAGGCGTGGCTGGCATCTCTCAAAGGCGAAAAGGGAGATAAAGGTGACACCGGAGTAGCTGGTGCCAAAGGCGAAAAAGGCGACACCGGGGCGACTGGTGCCAAAGGCGAAAAGGGAGATAAAGGCGACCCCGGTAAAGACGGTACAGATGTAGACCTCACGCCGTATGCTAAAAAGACCGACTTGACAGAGTACTTGCCAAAAGACGGCACAGCCGTTGCAGCCACCAAACTGGCAAGCACACGAAAAATCAACGGGGTTGAGTTTGACGGCAAAACCGACATTACTATACCAAGATCAAGATCACTTGTCCATCAAGCAACTGGTACAAACGGGAGTACTGGGTATGTAGCAGTTGCTACACTTACAGTAAAATCAACATATTGCAACCTTCCCGGTTTTATCAGATACAGAAATCGTGGGCGTGCGATAGTGGATTTGACTTTCAGATTTAAAAATGCTGGTACAAATGATCCGGAATTGGATTTTGCACGCATGGATTTTGATGTCAATGCGGCAGAAAGAGCATACTTATCTAAGTCTGACACTGCCACATGGACGCTATATATATCCAAGGCAGAAAAATACGATGGAATCGAAATTATGGATTGCCAGCCACCAACTGGCATAGATATAACCTTTACAAATGGTCATGCATCAAGTCTACCATCAGGAGCATTTGCCTTTACTCCGCACAATCGAGCAAACGAAAGCAGCACCGTAGCCATCGCCAAAGCCCTTACTGACAGCGGTTGGATAATTCCAACATTTCCCAGTGGCATCAAAAGCAGCACTATCCGGTACCGCAAGCAGGGCAAGATCGTGTCTGTAAGCGGATACGTGACTTTTTCCGAAGCCGCGTCCGCAAAAGTAGTGCTTACACTCCCAGAGGGATACAGACCGCCGGTAAAAGTGAAGCAATTTTGTGCAGTTGACAGCTCCTCACAAGCATCTTTTTTGACCACGATAGACACAGACGGCAAGGTCAGCTTTGTGGGCAAAACGCAAGGATTTTTTACTACAGAAATTGAGTACTATATGCACTGCACGTTTTTTGTAGATTAACATTTAACTCAGCCATTTTGTGTTTTATTGACTGACTAGGAGGAAAATCACATGAAAGAAACCATCTGCACCATCGTCGGCATTGTCGGCAGTTTTATTGCCGGGCTGTTCGGCGGCTGGGATGCGTCCATGGTCACGCTGCTGCTGTTCATGGGCGTGGATTACATCACAGGGATTGCGGTGGCAGCCTGCGGCAAGTCCCCGAAATCAGACACCGGCAGACTGTCCAGCAAGATCGGCTGGCGCGGTCTGGCAAAGAAATGCGTCTCCCTGCTGCTGGTTCTGGTGGCGGTACGCCTGGATATTACCCTGGGCACGTCGTACATCCGGGACGCGGTGTGCATCGCGTTTACCGTCAACGAGCTGATTTCCATCACGGAAAATGCGGGGCTGCTGGGCGTGCCGCTGCCGGGAATTTTGACGAAAGCAATCGAACTGTTACAGAACAAAGGAAAGGATGAATGATTATGGCAATCTTAACACCTGACAAAACAACCACGCTCGGCGGTGTGAACGTCAAGGAGTATCTGCTGACAGGGCACAATCCCAACCACATTGATATGCCCTCTGTTTCCATGGCAGGAAAAATCATCGGGGTGACCGTTCACAACACAGACTGGATCACCGTAGCAAGAGGCACGACACCTGCGGAACAGTATACAAGAGCAACCGTTAATGGCAATATGAAGGACGTGCGAGTTCATTACTATGTGGATAATGTGTGTGCATGGCAGAATCTGCCTTTATCCTTAAGTGGATGGCACGCTGCTGACGGTAGCGGCAATGGCAACAGAAGAACCATTGCAATCGAATGTATTATGTCATCTGCGTATAACGACAGAGATAAGAAATCCGAGGACAACTGTGCAAGACTTGCAGCAGCACTTCTGAAGAAGTACGGACTTGACATCAACCACCTTTACACCCACACGCATTGGCTGAATGTCCGTGACGGCAAGCGTGGTACAGTGGATCAGCTGAACACCATGCACAACAGATATAAAATGTGTCCGGCGTACATTCTGCCGCATTGGGCGGCGTTCAAAGCAAAGGTACAAGCCTATCTGAATGGCACTTCTGCCGCAAAGCCATCCAACGCGCAGCTGTACAGAGTCCGAAAGAGCGCGAACGATATGAAGAGTCAGCTCGGCGCATATGCTTCTCTGGAGAACGCCAAGAAGGCATGCAAGGCAGGGTATTCTGTTTTCGATTCCAGTGGGAAGGCGGTGTATACCAACAGCAGCTCCGGGAAGTTTGCGAAAGGCCAGGCGGTGCACATCGGCAGCAATGTACCGCTGTTCGCCAACGAAACTACTACCACACCTGCTTCACGGCTGACCGCCGGAACGTACTACATCTACGACGGCGTACCGTGCAAGCTGGGACGGTATCGTGTTACTACTACGGCGGCTTCCTGCGGTAAAAAGCCGGCGGGGAAGTATGTCACGGGGTATGTGTCTTGGGATAATTTCAAGTAACACAGAAATAATAATCCGATGCAAATAACGAAAAAACCGGCAGTACAGCAGGAGGTTTCCTGTTTTGTACTGCCGGTTTTTGTTGACAATCGAAAGAAAATGTGATATACTATTTCTTGAAAATATTGGAGATAGCAAGCAATGATGGTGTAAGAATTGTAAGTTCGCATTTTGTTGCATTGCCTCCACCACACGCAATACTGCACGAACTCTCCCGCAGAGCAGCGGTTACCTGC